CCAAGACGCAGACGCAGACGCAGACGCAGACGCAGACGCAGACGCAGACGCAATGACATGATAAAGCACATTAGCAATGTACCCCATAGAGTACATTGGTAATGTACCCTTTCGGGTACATCGGTTAATCGAGAATCAAGGGAGCCAATCGAGGGATGTGTGTTCTCCTATAACACATCACTAAACCTAGCCTTATCCGCTTACGGTAGTTGCTCATATCGTTACTCGATATGACGCCACGACCATCAGTGCACCAGAAGCAAATCTTCACTTCCCCTGTTTCATAAAAGACCAGACGCTGCGACTGCAAGCACTTTGGACAGGGCTTACCCTGTACAGGTGGTTCGCAGTATACGATGTCGGGGTTACGCGCATCACGCATTTCCCCATCAACGATACGCACAACGAGCTTGACCTTATCCCAGGCCACTGCTGCAGGAGCAACAGTAGCCTGGTTCATAGCTGTAAATACGTTCATGCACCGCCACCAACGCCGTGCATAACCATATTAGCCAGAAAAGCGCGCTCGAAAGCGTCACCTTCGTCAGCGGCCAGCTTCTCACTGAGATCCTCAAACTCAGCCTCTAATGCGACTAGCGCATCCTCTTCTGTGAGGTAGAACCCTTTGAGGTTCCAGTACACAGGTGGAGTAGGCGGGGAGTTGAACGAGTCAACCTTGGGCGCTTCGGAACGCCACTTCCAAAGGTATGAACCTGCTTGCTCAACCACACCGAGTTCAGCGTAGAGGCTATCCAATCCTTGGATAAGCCCCTCCAACTTCTCAATTAAGTAGTTAATCCACCTACTTTCGTGCTCTATTTTAGGAGTGTTACCTTCCCACTCTGCCATGTGCACCTGAGAAGTGCCGTTGGTAATAGATTTGTAGTTCTCACCCTCGAACCCAATTCCTTCACACCACGCAGCCTCTTTTGAGAGTACGCTTCCGCGTACGTTATCCCATAACTCGTTTTCCGATACATCGAAATACATCAGAGACGTTTCCCGTGGCTCGGGTCTCGCCAGTACTAAGCTGTACCAATTTGAAGGGGCATTGGTACGTTCCTCGTCAAACGCGGCTGCTTCCATATCCGACAACTGGGTTATGTAAGCCTCCAATCGACCAGCAAGGACTTGACGATCACGCCAGATGCGGCGCATCCCAGCATTAATTGCCCAGCGAGTATAGGGCTTGAGCTTACTGTCCTCGAAGGGAGTAGTAAGCACGTAGCAACGCTTGCGCCCTTTTTCTTTAGCGTCTGCTTTCGCAGCAGCACCTTTGGCGTAGTCCACACTGTTGAGTGCGGCAGATGCCATGCGCTCTGTGAAACCTTCCCACAGATCGTGGTCAGGCCACGATGTATCTTCAAACGCTGCTTCCGCATACAGTGAATCACTCCAACGGGTGCGACCATGCTCTAAGAGCAAAGCGTCCCAAGCAGTGTGCATCGCTGCCATCGTTGTGGTTTCCGACTCACTGGGCTTTGCAGCCTTAGTACTATTGTCCCCATTGTCCTGCATTTCTGCATCCCAATGGGCGGATGACTCGTAAGAGTCTTCCATCACCTGTGTCTCACCATCTTCTATCCCGTAAAGGTCAGCAGTGGGGGACTGCGCACGCATCTCGTCAAAGTCGCCAGCAACGACAGTGATTGTGACATCCTCATGACTGAGTACGCCGTCCGCCGTTCTAGTATGTGCGGCAAGGTCAGCTCGCATATTTTCAAACGACTGATGAATAGCGTCCAATGCCTGAGCAGCAATGGGCGCATCCAACTTACCCATGCCCACCAATCCTCTAGCGTGTGCCGATGACTTACTCATTACACGCTGCATCTGCCAAACTGCATCCCTAACTGGCGATGTGTCGTACACCCGCATGTCTTTCGACATAGCCTTTTTAGCAGGCTGTGCCTTGAGAGCTTTGATAGCCTCTTGGGGGTTATTGAAGATAGCTTCCCATTCAGTGCCTTTAGCGGCAACTGTCTGTAAAGCTGTGATTACTTGTGGTACTGTTGTAAATGTATTCATTTTACTGCTCCTTCGGTTTAATGTTACGTACTGCAGGGGCTGCTCTTACAGCCCCTGTTTCTTTACTACTACTTGCTACACAGCCATAGATACCGGCTGCATAGATCATGGCTATCATTAGCCACTCCATGCTTGCTAACTCATACATGATCCTGCTCCTTCTCTAGTTGCTTAACTAATGCGCGTTGTAGCTGCTCGATCTTCGCTTGGATCTCAGCGGCCTTGGGCTGCTGCACTACCATTGGGCCTATCACCCTTGTTGGGTAACCTCTTCTTTCGGAGTCCAACCGTGCCCCCATCTGAGTGTTGAATACCGCAACAACTACGTCGTCCCCGTGTGCGCACTGCATTGGGTTCACACACCGAACTACCCATACCTTGCCATTACTCATGATCCTGCTCCTCTAGTAGTGAAGCAAAGGCCCGATGCCTATGCTGTATCTCTATATCCATGTCCATCATGTCCTGCTCAGCGTCCTTACTGGCTTTGATGTAAAGTGCTAATGGCTCGTTGTACTCAACGACCACATCGTCTACTACTCTTAATAAACTCATAAACTGCTCCTTTAAACGAAAACAAGGTTCCTTTTACTGGAAACCCAAATACCCGATCCGCATATACGAAATCGGGGTGACTCCCCCTCTGTGAGAAAGGAACCTACATAGACGACACGCAAATGTTTCTAGAAATTTGAATATTTTTTCAATATTTTTGAGGACTTTGTTGCGTAATATTAGTTGAGCTACTATTATCCAATCTTCATGTGGGACTTCCTCTAGTTAATAGCTAGTTAGGGGGTGGCAACGCCCCCTTTTTTTCATCCAACGATAAGAGTTTATGACTGATACCCCTAAGTCGATTTACGATATACCTTTAGATCTGACTTCCCCCGAAGCAGAACTTGAAATGCGCGGCTTAGAAATCGCGTCACAAGCCAACGGACACATACACGACCTACGTAATTTAAATGCACAGGAGACTAATCTTGTTGCTGGAATTTCGATGGGCCTGACTAAATTGGCAGCCGCCAAGCGAGCAGGGATGGGTGTTTGCAAAGCAACGAACCTACTCAATGACCCTGCGGTGAAGCATCACTTGGAGATGTTGCACCAAGACCGAATGGACATAGCCAGTGAAATGGTGAAATACGATATGGTCGATGCCCACATGGACATTGAGATGGGTAAAAGAATGTCCGCTAACGCAATGGAATGGTTTCGCGGTGTAGAAATGCAGATGAAGTTGCATGGTTTGTCACAAGATAAACAAGTCATTGATGTAAACGTGACGAATATACAAAAAGTAGATCAGTTAGCGGAACTAGATGACGCATCATTATTGAAGTTAATGGGTGCAGCCAGCGACAGCCTTATGGCACAAGCCCATGACATAACAGATGCTGAGTACGCTGATGATCAAGCATAAGAAAGGTAAGCGTTGCCCTACGTGTGATACAGATCAGACGTTGTTTGCGTCAGAGAATACTTGCGTTAAGTGTGACTTTGCACAAGACGTGACTGACAGCGCACAGGCTCGAAAAGAGGCAGTGCCTAAGAAACCCTTAGTGGCTAAAACGAAACGAAAGCAGCTTAAAAAAGCAGTGGATCGGCCCACGCATCGAGAGATAGCTGCGCAACAAATCATTGACGATGAAAAGGCAGCGGCTGACGCATTTAATGCGAAAGAAGAAGCTAAACTTGAATTAATGCGACGAGAGTTATGCCGTCGTCGATTACTACCATTCGTAGAACGATTTAATGATCAGTACGAAGCAGGGTGGGTGCATAAAGACATCTGCGCTCGATTAGAACAGTTCTCTAAAGACGTTGCTGATCGTAAAAGCCCACGATTAATGCTTTTTATGCCACCGCGTCATGGCAAAAGTGAGCTTGCGAGTAAAACATTCCCTGGCTGGCACTTGGGTCGTCACCCAGAGCATGAAGTAATCAGTTGCTCGTACACCGGTGATTTGGCAATGGACTTCTCGCGCAAGGTGCGTGAACTCTTACGTGATCAGCGTTATCACCAAGTATTTAAAGAGACTAAGTTAGATAAAGACAGCCAATCAGCACAGCGATGGAACACGACAAGTCGAGGTGGATATGTGGCAGCGGGCGTAGGTGGCCCGATCACAGGACGCGGAGCCCACGTTTTAATTATCGACGATCCGATTAAGAACCGCGATGACGCAGAATCAGAAACAAACCGCTCTAGTATATGGAACTGGTACACCTCAACAGCGTACACACGACTTGCACCAGGAGGCGGAGTACTCATAATTTTAACGCGTTGGCACGACGATGATCTGGCAGGGCGCTTACTCACTAAAATGAAAGAGAATGAAGGCGATGAATGGGACGTTATACAGTATCCAGCGTTGGCAACAGAAGATGAAGCTTTCCGTAAAAAGGATCAAGCGTTACACCCTGAACGCTACGATGAAACTGCTTTGCTACGTATTAAGCGTGCTGTTGGGCCTCGCGATTGGAGTGCTTTGTATCAGCAAAATCCTGTTGCTGATGATGGCGAGTATTTTACCAGAGACATGTTTCGATGGTATAAGCCCACGGAACGACCTAGCCTTGACGAGTTACACACTTACACCGCGTGGGACTTGGCGATTGGCAAAAATGAAGCGAACGATTTCACAGTGGGGATCACAGTCGGCGTCGACCAGCAAGACAGCATCTGGGTACTCGATGTCAAACGATTCAAGAAAGGCTCGCTTGAAATAGTGGAAGCGATCTTGGACATGTACGTGCGCTGGAAGTCAAAGATTACAGGCATTGAGCGGGGTCAGATAGAAATGGCGATGGGGCCGCTACTAAATCAACGCATTCGTGAGCGGAGCTTATATTCATTTTATTACGAAGGATTAAAGCCTGGTAAAAGAGATAAGCAGACTCGCGCGCGATCCATACAAGGTCGGATGCAGCAGGGCATGGTGTATTTTCCCAGCGGTGATGACACAGTACAACTGATGGTGAACGAGTTTTTACGTTTCCCGATGGGCGTACACGATGACTGCGTGGATGCTTTGGCGTGGATTGGATTAATGCTCGATGACATAGTGACACCTAGAGCCGTGGTTAAGAAACCCGTGCAAGGCTGGCGCGAGAAACGTCTGGCAGGGCTGTTAAGCAGTCATAATAGGCGTTCTTCCATGAGCGCATAGAGTTCGTAGCCCTGAACAACTTAGTTTTTTGGGGTATCGGAGGTGATGGGGTGTCGCCAAAGACGGGTGGGTGAAAGGCCCACACCTTTTGAAATTAGAATTGAGGCGGTAGAATAGCAGCTCAACTACTTTCGATGCATATATTATTACTGGGCATTTTAGGATCGCAAATGGCACACGGAAAAGTAAAGAAGGAACCTTCACAGGTCGCATACGATAATTGGAAACGCTACGTCCGCTTACGTGACAACGGGCACAGTGAGTATGTTGGCTTAGCTAAGA